TGGGGTCTAGCGAAAAATCGTCGTCGACATCTGGAGTTCCATCGTTATCATCATCTGTGTCTGCATTATCTCCTGTTCCGTCGCCGTCTGTATCAGTATCTTCTGTGGGGTCTAGCGAAAAATCGTCATCAAAGTCTGGAGTTCCGTCGTTGTCATCATCTCCGTCAAATTCATCGTCTTTTCCATCTCCGTCAGTATCCGTTCCTGACGCTTTATTTGGGTCAAGAGGAAAGTTATCGTCGTTGTCTGACACTCCATCGTTATCATCATCTGTGTCTGCATTATCTCCTGTATTGTCGCCGTCTGTATCAGTATCTTCTGTGGAATCTAGCGGAAAATCGTCGTCGACATCTGGAGTTCCATCGTTATCATCATCTGTGTCTGCATTATCTCCTGTTCCGTCACCGTCTGTATCAATTGATTCTGACGAGTCAAAGGGAAATGCATCATCTTTATTCAATACTCCATCTGCATCTTCGTCTTGATTTGGGTCAATTTTAACGTCGATGGTGAATGTTTTTACCGCAGCGCTTCCCAGTAACCCTATAGCTGTTAGTTTGCAAATGAAAATTGGATTGCTTTCTTGTGCAGAGTTTGGTCCAGCTGGGGCATTTATAAAACTTAAAGAATAAACATCTGGATGAAATTCTTCGCTTAGTGATGAAGAATTGTTTGTTGCGTTTCTGGAAGATTTTTCGATTTTAAAATATTTGCTTGATCCTTCTTCCACGCTAATCTGGCCTTGCATTGAGTTTGGGTGAGATTTGCAGCGATAAGTATAATTACCTATTGATGTAGGCTTGAAGGTTGTAACTTGGTTAACTTGAGTAGCTACAACAGCTCCGTTCGAATTTAAAATTTCAAGCGGGTGCCCACTGCTGGTATTTGTAAAAAGATAAACACTACCTTCTTTTAAATTTGAAAGAGGTATATTCTCTGAACTTCCATTTACTGAAAGCTCGACTCCATCTTTAGTTAATGTATATGAAGTTGATCCATTGGGGGTTAATTCGTAAAATAACTGCTCTCCTAAGACAATATCTCTGTATGTCATATTATTTGGACGCAATAAACTCGCTAAATCATTTTCTATATTTAGCGTGCCTTCTATGTGACTAATGCTTTCTTCCTCAAGCAGCCATTCTGGAGGGGGAGCGATAACTCCCGCTTGAGAAAGCAACCTTTTCATTTCTTTTTGAGTAAAAGATGTCTGCGAACTTAAATTCTCTCCGTTTAATGTGAGATTTCCTTCTACATTAAGGTTTTGATTTATTTCAACGCTTTTACTTACTTCTATAGAACTTCCGGTAGATTGAAACTCATCTATCCATAGAACCTTTCCGCTAATTACGTCTGAGTTGAATATATGGTTGGAGTTCATGTTTTTATATACACAGTTTTTAATTTATCTGACCGCATGAGTATGTATTCTGCAAGGGTCTTTTAATTGTGCTCCGAATAATATATGAAAGGAATTTTCGGACACTCCAGAAACTAGGTGCAGTAATGCAGGCCCTTCGGTTTCTAAGCTATTAGAGATTGTCGGGGTCGCATGAAATGTATTCGGGAAATTAATTTCATAAGAATCTTGTCCGGTCGCTAGGTCTGTAAAGAAAGATTGCGTGGTAGTTTTGCTTGTTGAAGATTGACCTGTTGCTCTTGTTGAAGTGTGCATTTTATATGCGTCGCTTCCGAGAGTTTCATCAAAATTTACATAATATTCTGAAGTGTTAACTCCTGAAATAGAATAAGGAATAATTTTTGTTGCTCCGTCAATTTCCAAAGATAGTGTCACTGCTGGAGGTTCTCCGAAAGTCTTCGGAAAGTCTATTTTATAACTATCACTTCCTGCTGCAAGCGGAGTAACAAAAGATACTGATTCATCTGACCCTCTTGAAACTTTATTCCATTCTCCATCTTCTGATTTTATAAAAACATTTTCCAAAAACGCATCTCCAGATACATTGACTCCGTCAAGAAATGTACAAGAGTCTGCAAAATTTTTTTCACCACTAATTAATTGATCTCCTGTTAGTAGCATAGTATTATCCAATATAGAACTTTTTAAATTCTTGTATTGTATTTTTTCATTGTATTGTCCTGAATTTGAAATTAAAAATAATACTTCATCATCTTTATTTCCTTGAGTATTGATTTTTGCACTGCTTGGAAAAGGTTCTAATCCGTCAGATGACAGTTTTTGTGTATGAAAAAGATTAGATATTCTATTATCTTTGTTCATTGTTATGATCTTTTTGTTCCCTGCGTGCTAGAGAAGGTGTGTATCGTATAGTCGTCATTAACATTTGTTCCAAAAGTGATTGTGTATGAACTATTGTTTACACTAGATATCGTGTAAGGAATAATCTTGTTTGTTCCTTCTACACTGATCGTAACAATAGGAGCTTGTGAGTACGCAAAAGGAAAAAATATTTCGTATTGATTTGAACCTTTTGTTAATGTGCTGCGAAAAGCCTGAATTTGCTTTTCTTCGGTTGTTCGAGACAAAGCCGTGGTATTAAGATAGTAGTTTTGACCTTGAGTTTTGGAACTTAATTTTAAAGAAAAATCGTGCCTTGTAACGTTTGAAATTATGAACGGCTTTATTACTCCTCCATTCTCGCTTTCAAGGTTTGCGCATATTACTGGATTCGATTCAAATGTTTTTGGTAAATTTATTTTAAATTCATCGAACCCTTCTTTTAACCGAGTTTTGAATGCTACTGTCTCATCTTTTATTGATGAAATTTTGAAAAACTCTGCGGAGGGCTGTTCTTGGATGAACGCGTTTTCCAAAAAACAGTTTCCTGATATCGACAGATCTTTGGTTGGGCCAGCCGAATTAAGCGAGCAGTTAGAGTTAAAAGTTCTTTCTCCGCTTATCAATTGAGTTCCTGTTAAGCATACTGCATTATCTAATATCGAGCTTTTTAAATTCGAGTAAGATATTTTTTCATTTCTTTCTCTTGGTCTAGCCAGTAAGAAGTCTATTTTTTTGTCATGCTCTGTTTGCGAGTTTAAATGCGCAGAACTTGGAAAGCTCTCTAGAGTTAAATCAGAAATTAATATTTCTTTTTCTTGTAAATCTGAAATTCTTTTATTAGGCATGGCGAGTCTTTTATTTATACACTTAATTAATAAAAAGGTGTAATCAGTTTAATGGCTAAACCTTCTCCTACTAGAATCACATACGAAAGGCTTGGAATTATGGTATCTGATTCTCCCGCTTATAAAGAGGCAGGTTCTGTTTTCAAAAACTTGATAAGAGTTCAGGATGTTGATTATGATTTTTCACATCCCGCTTTAGATTTAAAGTCTGTTGGTTTTGATAATTTAATTGTTAAAGACGAAGAGTCTCCTGTTGTCAGGCAGGGTGATGTTCGGTGTAATATTTCATATCTTTTTTCTAGCGGACAAAACGAAGAAGCTATCGGTTTTAATTTAAGCCCTAGCGAAACAATTTTAAAAAATTTTATAGATGCTCCTGGCCACAACGACAGTAATATAGTTATTGTCGCCGCAAACGAGGTTGACTCTATAGATTTAAACAATATAAAAGATCAAGATTCTTTTGAGGGATATAATGTAATAGGTTTAGGTAACTCCTTTTTGATCGATTATAACTATGAAGCTTCTGTTGGGCAGCTGCCTTCTGCTTCAGTTACTTATGACTGCGGAAACATGAAATTCGATATTTATGAACACAGTAACCCTCCCTCTTTTCCTTCTTTAAAGCTAGGCTCTGATAATAAATTTTCAGAAGAAAAAATTAATATAACTTCTGAAACGTTTTCTCCACAAGTATCTGCAGACTGCAATGCAATTATGCCTGGAGATATTTTGATAGAAATAACTAAAAAAGCTGGAGATTACGGAGGTGTCCCTTTGGAAAAAGTAAACGCAGCAATACAAAGCGTATCTATCGATGTTCCAATTCCTCGGCAAAATATTTTTGGATTTGGTAGTAATTATGTTTTTGATAGAAAATTAAAACTTCCAATTATAGGATCGTGTGCTATAGAAATGATTGTTCGGGAATTTGATGAAGGTCAGATAGACTCTTTTTTTACAAAAGGCTCTGTATACGACATCAAAATCAAGCATACTGATAGAGATTTAAATGACGGCAGGGTTGAAGTTTCTTCTGTGATTAATACATTTTTAATAGAGGGAGCGCAATTAAAACAGCAGGCATACAGAGCTGGAATTGGTGGCCAAATGACTGTTGGAACTTTTTTTACTTTTGGAATAGGTAGAAAAAAGGGATTAAAGTTATATAGACAATAAAAAACCCGCCGAATAAAGGCGGGTTTTTATTAAAGATAATTAATAGTATCTTATCCAGAATACCATCCAGGTAGGTTTTCAACGTCTAAAGCGTTTCTAGATCCTAGTATAAATAAACCTCTTGCTTTATCATCTGGAGCTCCAACTTGAGCAGTAAAGGTTAAGTCTACAGATTTATTATCTCCAATGCTTGAACTGAACGACTCTCCTTCGAGAAGAGCTCCCTTTACAACATATTGCATTGCTACTGGGCCATCTCCCATTTGAGCTGGCTCACGCATTGTAAATACTAGATCGTGCTCTTCAGTGTTCCATAACAGCTCTGCTACGTCGCCTTTTTTGAGGTCTGCTAGTATTGCATTTACTGAAATTGAAATGTTTACTGGATAATCTACCACTCTGCTGTATCCATATGGCGATCCTAATCTGTTTAATACAGATCTTGAAAGAGGAACATCGATACTAAAGCTTTGAATGTGTGCTGACCCTGCAACAGAGTAGTCTTTTTTCGGGTCATCTTGCACTGAAACCGAAGTGCCATCGTCAAATTTTTGATTTTCCGCTAAATCCCAATTACCGTCTTGTCCTGTGGGTACTGCTGTGTTTGAGGCTGTTAACGATTTGTAAAGATGTGGGCCATCTGCGTTCACCCCTGTGTTCTGAATAATATCGCCTAAACCGTAAGTTGTGTTAGCTTCGTAACTTGGGTATGCATTGATATATTTTCCCTTAACTGTATTTCCGTAGTCGCTTGCTCGAGGATCTTCGCCTGGAAGAAGCTCGAATTCTGCAGCTCGTCCATCTGTTCCAAGAGATAGTGTTATATCTCCAGGGCGCAAGCAAGACCAACCTTCTGATTCTTGATCTGTGTCTGTAGCGCTGTCATTTAAAACGCCACTAACTGCAGGAGGAATACTAAATTTAACGTCTGTAATTGGTGTTCCATAATTAGTATTAACTGCTGGAATTTCAAGATCTTTGCATCCTGTATAACTTTTTAAGTTTAAACCGTCAACTGTAACATTCGCAGTTGGCATTCCGCCTACTGCAGCTTCTATTGAATAGTTTGAAACAAAACCGTTTCCAAGAGCTATAACACTTTTATTGTCTGAACTTGTTGTGTCTGCACCGACCGCATCTTTTCCTTCGCAGGTTGTTAATATAAAAAAGTTTTTTCCTGCAGCGTTAACGCTTTCTCCACAAACAACTCCGTCCATAATTTCGCTTGAAAGTGCGCTTTGTTTTCCGCTAACATTCATTCCTAACAATCTTTCATTTATTCCGTTTGTTAAGTAATATGAAAAATCGAGAGTTACTGTGGGAGGCTCTATCGAGACCGAGTCTACTCGAGCAAGCTGACCAAATTGATTTACGTCTTGACGATTAATACTGAAACTATAGTTTGCGCTTTGTACTCTTCGAAGTTGTTGAATGCCTGTTTTGTCTACGCCAGCCACGTCAGTTGCTTTGCCTACGTTGCCGTCTGCGAAGTGGTGCCCTGTTGCATCGACTGTTCCGGCATATAATGCCTCGCTTTGATAAATTACTCGCGCTCGTCCTGGTAAATTTTTGTCTGCCATAATATTGTTTGTATAAAAGTTAGTTCTGTGTTAGTTACATTTTTTTGTATATAAAGGGAAATTTTTCTATCGAGGAAATCTTAGGCTAGTTACTTCGAAGTCTATAAAGCCTACAAATAAAGATGGATCTATATTTTTGCTAACCCTGTCGCTTAACTTGGAAACTCTTGATTCTTCAACATGAAATAATGGATATCTTTTTGAATTTATAAATTGTTTATAATTGAATTCTATAACATCTCCATATTCATTGAATGGATAATCTTCGAAATTTAATTTTGCAAATACTTCATTTTTTGCATCTGCGAAAACAGATAATGCTCCGTCTAATTGGTATGTGTTTTCTGCAAACACTACGCATCTAATGTTTGTTGTTGTTTTGTCTTCACCTCCAAATGCATAAGGTTCGTTTTCTGAAAGTTCAGGGTTTACAAAGATAGCGGGAACAACTTGTTTGTATGGAGCTATGCCTGACACATCTTGCTTGAATCTTCCGTTTACATCAAATTTACTGTCAACAATTAATTGCTCTTCTGTTTGATTTGTTATATAAAAATTGAAATCTTTTACTGCGTAAGATCCACTAACCGTTGTGTTCGACGATCCAAAAGACGAATCAAATATTGCGCGCCCATTGTCAAAGTCGAATTGCAGACCTTCGTCTCCTCGATTCATAAAGGTTCCGTTGTCGAATACCCCACTTGGAATGCTTGCGCCTTCGACGCTTGAATCGTAAACCCATTGTTTGTGTGGACTACTGTAACTTACGAGTCCATTTCCAAGCCTGTCATCTGAATCGTTTGAATAAAAAGTTGATGTGTGATTAGTAAATGCTTCTGCTTTATTTGTTATAAAGTTGTCTGCCCAAAGCATAAAGCTTGTTGTTAATTCATGTTGAAATTGTGGTTTCATTAAAAATAAGATTTTGATACTCTTGATGCTTGAATTGAATTTAAATCTTTTTCAAAATTATTTAATAAAGACTTTATATAGGAAGTTTTTACTCTTCCTCCTCCTGATATTTTACTGTTTTGAATTCCTGTTCCTGATCTTCCTTTTGAGGATCTTTTGAAAATGTATTGTCCTAAGTTTGGTATTCCTCCACCTTCTATTTCTCTGAGCCAGCTTAATCCTTTTGCCCACGGCATCGGGGTTGCCTTGTATAAATCATTTAAAGAGGGCGCGGTTATTATATAAGTCCAAATTAAACCTTTTGTTCCTATCGATCTTCTTTTGAGTATAATTTCTGTTTTTTGAAGCAATGATTCGACGGTTGATAATGGATCTGTCTCTACATTAAATCCAATAAAACTAAAAAGATTGCCGCGAGGAGTCAATCCTGAGGAACTTGATGCGTTTGGGCCGCTTTTTAATTCTCGAGTAACAGGATGAGATTCAAAATCTTTCATCATTTTATTGTGCAGAACTTTAAATTCTTTTTGTATCAAGTTTCTTGTTTTGAGCATCAGCTCATTGTCTCTCTGTAATTGTTTTACAATAGAAGTTTTTATTGATCTATCTAATCGCGCAGCCATTATACTTCTGTTGGTCTTAGGAACAAAGTGTAAAATTGAACTTTGTCGAAAAGTCCGTGAGCTCTGGGGTCAGACTCAACATGGAACATTCTTCCGTCAAGCTCTATTCTTTTTGCGTCTTTTATATATTGGTAATCTTCTATTTTTAATTTAATTCTTACCATACTATTAGCATCAGGCTTTGACACTTTAACTTGTGCATCTGTATCTCCGAAGTATTCTAAGCTTCTATCTGTGTCGTACCTTATTCTCGCTTTAAATACTTTTTTTACGGGAACATTTTCCACGCTATTTGTTTGAGCTCCAGCTGTATTATATAAATAGTTGTAATTTGGGTCTGTGCTAATGATGACTTTTTGAGCCTCTTTATATACAATAATATCTCTTCCAAATGTATCGTGAAGGTTTAATAAATTTGCCGCAATGTCTGCTCTGTCTGAAGGTGATAAGAATTCTACCATGAATAACTTTACACTAAACAATATTTTTTGTGTATATCGTTTTAGGTATAAGGTTTTATGGACGCAGAAGGTATTTTTAAAAAATCCTGTCAAAGGAATACGGTTTCCCTTTTTAAGGGTTTCCTCGTTATGCTTGAAGACTTGCATAATGAGCATCAGATTCATTTTAATAAATTAAAATACAATCTTCCTGAGGGCTGTTCCCCTATTATTGATCAAGCAAACTATTTTGATGATGATAAACTTCAATACTTAAGAAAAAGAACTTTAGATATTGGTAATGAAACAATTAGAAATATCGAAGGTGAATTAGATAATTATACTATAGGCTTTACATTTAAATAATAATATTATGGCAGAATCAACATTAGAAAAAGATCAAACAATGGACGATACGCGCAAAAAGTTGCGTGAAATTTACAGCTTCACTTTTGAAAAGGAAGAAAAAGCAAAAAAAACTGAAACGAAAAAAGTAACCAATCCTGAGAGTGGAGAGGAAGAGGAAATTTCTGTCACTAAGGAAGTTGTAGATAAGATTCCATATAGGGTCATAATGAAGCAGCCTAACAGAAGGCAAATCGAAGAAGCTGAGCTAGAGTTTAGTGTTGAAATGAGTAACTGTATTAAGAGAGGTATTTTGACCAAAGCTATGCTCGCAAAAAAATACAGCGACACGGGAGGTCTTCTTGCGGAAGAAGATGCGAAAGCTCTCACCAAAATGTATATTCGTTACGGAGAACTTTCTCAAGAAAGCGAAAAGAAACAAATCAAAAACCTTAAGACAGATGAGGATAAAAAGCGACTCGAAGAGATCGCTGGAGAAATCGCTACATTAAGAAAGGATATCATTAATGTCGAGACATCTTATTCTAATTTATTTAATCATACTGCCGACGTTCGAGCAGAAAATAAAGTTATTCAATGGTATATTCTTCATTTAACGTTTATACAAAAAGATGATTCTGATGATTCAACTCCTCTATTTGAGGGAAATGATTTTGATCAAAAGCTTCAAACTTATTATGAGCTAGAAGAAAATGGAGATGAGCTTTACGACTTGGTTGGTGGAAAAATCGCAGCCCTATACAGCTTTTGGTATTATAGTTCTGGCGCGGTATCTACGGCCGATTTTGAAAAGTTAGACAACGATATCGAAGAGGGTAACATTTAGTATGCGTGGAAACTGTCAAGCGCAGAAAAATATTTAGAGATATAGTTCGAGGTTTCTCTGCTACAATCTTTAAGGATGATTATGTTTACATAAAACACTTGACTCCTCATGATCAAGTAGAACTTGAGGAGATAGAGGAAAAATATTTTAATATAGCTTTAAGAAAAGGAGTTCCCACAGAAGAGGATATGCTCGCCTACCTTAAACAAGAGGGCGAATGGTCTGAAGATGACGATAAATTTATTGTTGACAAGCAACTATTTGTAGAAAATTTAAAAAAAGCACAGTCCAAAATAATTCTTAAATCAGATGTTGATCGACAATCTAAGTTGATCGAGAAAGAGGAAAGTTTATTGCGGCAAAAGCAATTTCAAAAAATTTCTTTGATCGGAAACACTTGCGAAAAATATGCAAAAGATAGATTAAATGATTTTTATATGATTAAAAGTTTTTTCTCTGATGTTGATATGAAGAAGCCTTTATTTAGTCAAGATAAATTTGATGAGCTTGATAATCATGATATAAAAGTTGTTATAAATAGATACAATGAAATATTCGAAAGCTTTAATGAAGAAAATATACAATATACTATACTAGAAGATTTTTATAATCCATATTTAAGTTTTGCTGAAGATAGTATGCAATTTTATGGCAAAGCATTTTGTGACTTAACATATAATCAAATAAGATTAATTGTATATACTAGAGTATTTAAAAATATATTTGACTCAAATGAAAATATTCCTGAAAATATAAGAAAAGATCCTGCGAAATTGCTAGAGTTTGGAAGCAGCTCTAGGGAGGAGCGGGACAAAGCTAAGGATAAACTTTCGCAGGGAGATGGAGGCACTATAGTTGGGGCAAAGGACGAAGATTATGAGTATCTTGGAGTCGAAAAGCCAAAGAATACAATAAATCTTCATGAAGAAGCAAAAAAGAAGGGCGGCACTTTAAATATGGAAGATTTAATGAAATTACATGGCGTAGGATAATTTTGGTGTATTAATACCTTATCTAAGGAATAAGGAAATATGTCTATAAATTTAAATGTAAACGGTAATACGGCCCCGCTGGAGGCAGCTGTTCAGGCGGCTGTAAACAGAATTCGCAAGACTCCAATCAAGGTAACTGTTGACGATAAGGGCGCTACTCAGCCCTTGGGCAATATGAAGCGGGGCGCTGATGAGTTTAGCAAATCGATGGAAGCTGCGAACGCTCGTATTATAGCTTTTGGAGCAAGTATGGCGATTATAAATGGAATTTCTGACGCATTCAAAGCTATGGTCACCAATGTCGTTCAGGTAGAAAAAGCTTTGGCAGATATTAATGTTGTGATGGGTTTAAGTTTGGCTAACTTGGATAAGTTTTCAGACTCTTTATTTAAGGTGGCGAAGGAAACTGCTGCAAGTTTTGATGTAGCTGCTGCAGCAGCCACGGAATATGCACGTCAAGGTTTAGCTGTTGAGGAAACCTTGAAAAGAACCAAGGACGCTTTAATCTTGACTCGATTAACAGGCATGGACTCTGCAAATGCAGTTAAAGCTTTAACTGCCGCGATGAATACATACGGAGATCAAATAAAAGATACTACTCAATTGGTTAGTAAGTTTGCCGCAGTAGACGTTAAGTTTGCGGTTAGCGCGGAAGACTTTGCTGATGCAATATCTCGTACTGGTCAGGCTGCAAAAAGTGCTGGAGTAGATATTGATGAGTTGGTGGGTCTGGTTACTGCAGCGCAGCAGCAAACTGCTAGAGGTGGTAAAGTAATCGGAAACTCGTTTAAAACAATTTTCACGAGAATAGGAAGAACTGATACATTAAATCAATTAGAAAACTTGGGCATTGCTGTTCGAGATGTCGAAGGAAATACAATCGGCGCAAAAAGAATTTTGACTGATCTTGCAAATACGTTTGACTCTTTGACCGAGTCGCAAAAAGCTCAAATTGCACAAACAGTTGGTGGAGTTTTTCAAATCAATGTTCTTAAGGCTGTATTAAGTGATGCCGCGAAACAAAACGGAATTCTTGCGAACGCAACACAAATTTCTGCAGGGGCTACGGATGAAGCTATACAAAAGAATGAACAACTAAGAAGCACAATGTCTGCAATGGCTAGCGAAACAGGTCTCGCGCTTAAAGAAGTTTCTGCTAAAATAGGGGAGCTCGCGATAGCTCCTGGAATGGAAAAGATTTTAAATATCGTTAAAGGTTTTGCGGAAGGAGCTTCTGATATGCTTGGAGATGGAGAGTCTTCTGGAAATAAATTTGCTACAGGTTTTTTAAAAGGACTCGGTAATATTATTACTGGTCCGGGATTGGTTGTTATCGTTGCCGTGTTTGGCAAACTATTTTTGAAAGCGGCTCAGTATGCTCGAGAAAGTTTGGGCTCGTTGATTGGTGTTACGAGTGAAGCTCAAAAACAAAAAGCTATACAAACTTCTTTGGTCACTTTATTTGGTCAGAACGCAGCTCTTAGCAAGGAAATGTTGCGCACCGATATCTCTCGAACAGAAAAGGAAAGAATAATTCTTGGATTGCTTAAAGCTCAGGTAGTGGAAGCTAATGCTTTAAACACTATCGCGAGAAGTTCTGCAGCTAATTTGTATCAAAAAGGTTACGGATCTAATCTTGCTCCCAGAGCAAAACCTCGCCGTACAAGCGCGCAAGGTTATATACCTAATTATGTAGACGCTGAGCGCCAGCAAGCCGCACAAGGTGGGTATGCTGCTGGAAGTATTCGCAGTATGAACATGCCTGGCGAAGGCTCGGTGATATACAACAGTGCAGAAAAAGTAAAGAATTTTAAAGGTATGAGTCAGCCCGCGATTATGCCTCCAAAGTCAAGTAAAGCTGGAGAAAATTATCAACAAGCATTTGGCAGTATACATGGATTTGATCCATATGCTGCAGGAGGATATATACCGAATTTTGCGAAAAAAACCGCATCTAAAACTTCTGATATTCCACGAAATCTTAATTCTAAAAAACTGGGAGATCTGAATAAAGATTCTTCTTTAATTTTATTAACCGCTGACTCTTCTGCTGATAGCGAGTCGAGGTTCTTTGTGGGAAAAGACCCTAAGGGTGGGACAAAAATTTTAAACACTGCAGATCTAGCTTCAAAGAGGACTACGGGTTATTACCAAGTAGATGTTCCGTATTATTCTCTAGATAAAAACGACAAAAGTAGGAAAAGTAAAATAGACTTACCCTCGATACAAAAGGCAATTACTGCTGCAGCATCAGGCAAAGCTCTTGATATAGCCAAGCAAATTGTCGGGGGAGAGAAGAATTTAAAACCTTTTAATAGAGAACAAATTAAAGAAACATTTAATAAAGGCGCTTTTAAGGGCGCCGCTGGTAGCGCATTCGAGAGTGCAATAGCTGCAGCCCTTGACTCTTATTTGTTTCAAGATTATAAAGCAAGAACTGATACATCTGCTATAGATTTACCTTATGACCCTAAGGTGTTTCAGTATTTTGGAGCTCCTCCTGGTGCTGGGAAAATGGGGGCAGAGGTAAAAGCTGATCTAGCTAACAATTTGCAACAAGGTGCCGCCAATAAGTTTTATCAGGTTTTAGCGGGGGGTCGTGCGGCATGGCAATATAAGGATAAAAATTTTAAGGACCAAATGAGGGGGCCGGCTGAAGATGCAGGTTTGGAAAGAAGGGGGGGCGCTTATTTTAAGAAAGGTAGGGCTTACGGTCATATTCCAAACTTCGCCGCAGCGCGACTAGCTCTCACGGGTGGATTGGTTGGAAAAAACAAATTTGGCAATATAGATCGCAGGCAGATGACAAGACTAGTAAGATCTAATCCTTACTTCAACGGCTTGATGAATGAACATCTTACATGGGACAGTTTTCCGAAAAAAGATAAGCGTAAATTAAGCAGGTGGCTACTCAAACAAGGGGTGTCTAACCGAGCCTTACAAGCGTATGGTCTTGCAAGCATGCATTCAAAATCGATCGGAGAGGGAATCTCAAACTTAGCTATGGCGAAAGGCTATATTCCTAACTTTGCTGACCCATTATCTGATGCGATAGGTAGGGAAAAAGAGGCTGGAGTTCCTGTTTCAAAAATAAGAATTGGCTCTCATTCAGCGCTAATGAATAAAAGCAATCCGATTGGTCTGGGCGTAACCAATACAGACGATGAACCAAATGGATTGCGAGATGTATTTGGAGCTGCTAATGGATATGTGCCGAATTATTTTAATCCATGGGAGCGCTTAAAAAGTTCGGTAAAGAATAGCGATTTTGGAAAAAGCTGGGATAAGGCTACGGCGCAGCACACCAAAGAAATACAAAGATTAAACGCCAGAATCAAACAAAGAGAGCAAGCTTTAAGCAAGCATAATCAAGAGTTATCAGCACTCACTAAGGGGACTAGTGAGTATAACGCAGTTCAGAGAAAAATAAGAGACACCACCAAAAATTTAAATAAAGCTACGCAAAAAAAGACTGCCCTCCTAAACTCTCCTGCGCCTGGCGTCGGGGGCAAGATGGGTAGATTTAGTCAAGGTCTCGGAAAAGCTTTTTCTGGAAATTCAGGCATGATGATGATGATGGGAGCTCCTATGGCGGCAGGGTTTCTTCAGCAAGGGGGGATGGGTGCACAGGGAGGAAATCAAAATATGTACGCTGCAGGTGGAGCCTTAAGCGGTGCCGCTTCCGGAGCTATGATGGCAAGCATGATAGCCCCAATGTTTGGACCTGGAGCTCCTTTAGTTATAGGTATTGGTGGACTAATTGGAGGACTTGAGGGCTTAGCGGCTGCAAATGAAGAAAATACAAAAGCATTAAAAGAAGTCGAGAAAGAAAGAAGGCAGCAGGTTGTATCTTCTTTTGTAGGTGCAGATCCTAAGTTCATGCAAAAATTTTCCAAGAACATATTTAAAGACCTGAGCCCAGAAGACAAATCAGTCATGAGAATGGCAGCGCCTGAGTTTACAGCCACTAAACCCCCCGATGTTAGCGAAAAAGACATATTTACGAGAAGCGCAGTTAACCCAATAGCTAAAATGAAAATTCCTTTTTTGTCTCCGCTGTTTTCTCCAAGCGACGAAGAAAGAGCGCAAGCTACGGAATATAGAGAACAGATGGATGAACAAAAGCAATTTCAAAAATACCAAAAATACCAAGTTAGCAATATGAGAAAAGCTTTGGGGTCTATGGGGGATGAAGAATTTTTGTTGCCAAATTATCAAAAAAATAAGCAAGGTAAAATACAAACAAAAGGGCAACCCGAGTTAAAAAAAGCTTCTGCATATCTAGAAAATTTAGAAAACATAGGGTTTTTTGAGGTAAAAGATACTGGTGACGTAGCGAGGGTTGAAGCTCTTCGGTCAAAGTTATACGAAATCTACCAAAGCAATCTAACCCAGCAAGAAAAAGCCTTAATTCTTCAATTAAACTTTCAGCGAGTGATGTTAAAATCCCAAAAAGCTGCCGCGGATACTCAATTAGATATAAAAAGTAAATATCTAAAACAATCTAATTTATTAGATTCTCAAGAAAAGATTCTCGGTGGTTTGATAAGCGAAGAGCAAAAAGTTAGAATTCAATACAATAAAAATTTAACAAAAGCTTCTGAGGCGTATGCTAGTGGAGCTGCCAAGGCGGAATCTGATTTTTCTATGGGCCTGCTTCAAGATATTCAGGGACAAGGTAGGGATAGCCTTAGATCTGCAATAAAGCAAGAGTTGTTTAATCGGATGACCAACGAAGAACAGCGTGGAAAGGGAACCGCAGAGAGTATTTCAAATGTCGAACTCTCTGGAGAATTAGCCGCAATGTCATCTAAGGAAAAAGAAGAATTTTTAACGAGCTTAAAAAATAAAAATAAGGGGCTCGATAACGAAATTAATGAAATACTAGGCAATAGACAATTAATATATGATAACCAAATAAACACCCTAGAAAAACAAAAAACTCTTTCTGATGGTCAGAGCCTGTCTCAAAAAAATCTCAATGAAAAAATTGCTAAACAAAAAGACCTAATGGTTGATGTTAACAGGGAGATGCAAGCTTACATCCGTGGGTTAGATAATGCTGCTCAATCCAGGGTAATAGCTTCTGAAATTACCGCTGCTAGATTTGGAGCTAGACCTCAAACACAAGAAGCAACTTTTGCGGAGCAACAAAGATTGGTCAAGGAAAGACAGCAAGGTATTCGCGAATCATATACAAAAAGCGCAGTTTCAGAAATGCAAAAACTGGCAACTGATAAAGGTTTAACTAAGGAGCAAAGATTGGAAATTGCTGCTGACCCATCAAAATTAAAAGGTATGTCTTCAGCGGCTATTGACTCTATGGAGAAAAGCTTTAAATCAAGAGGAGGGTCGAGGAAAACTACAATGCTAGATCAATTAATAAAAAATAGCCCTACTGACACGGAAGACCAAAAAAAATTAAAAATTTCAAGAAAACAGGAATTGGATGAATTAAAAACCCTTGAACAATCAATTACTGACGCAAAAGCTCAAACATCCAAACAAGAAGACGATATTATTGCCAAGCTTGAAGAGCAAAAAAATAAAGTTGAAGAAAGAATATCAAAAGAAAAAATATTGCAAGAAATAAGAGAAAAAGAATACACCCGAAGAACTGGCCCAGGTGCTTTCGGAGAGGGCGTTAAGGATGCTGGGATAGATATGGAAAAGCGGGTCGCTATGATGGACTACGAGCTTGGAACAAGGCTTCCTCAAACATTTGCTAATGGTTTGTCTGGAGCGTTCATTGAGGCGATCAATGGAGCCAAGGACTTGGACGACGCGCTCAGAGACGCTGGCTTGAATTTCTTGAAGATGATTCAAGAAGCCATGATGCAAAAAATGGTCATGCAAATGATGGGAGGCTTGGGATTTTCGCAAGGAGGTAATGTCCGCAATTACTCGAAGGGCGGAAATGTTCCCGCAAGAGTTTCGAATGGAGAATATTTAATGAGTCGAGAGGCTGTAAATAAATACGGCGGATCATTTATGCATGGATTGAACGCCCGAGGAAAAGCTCCTGGATTTTCTTCTGGAGGAAGAACTATTCAGCCAGGATCCGCACTGGCTGCTAATTTTGGCGGAGCCGAAGGTTATAAATCCGGAAAAAGGTACCAATCTCAAGCAATGTCTTCATTTTTTTATAGCGGACAATCCGGCAATCCTGGACTGCGGGAGGACACCGACGAAATGAGTAAAATATTGGCAGAAAGAGAGCAAGCAAGGTTGAGAGCTGAGGCTGAGGCAAAAGCAAAAAAACAAGAAAAAAGAGCCATGTGGGGCATGCTTGCCGGAATTGTCGCGACCTCAGCGGCGAGCTCATTAATGGATCATTTCTCTAGTTCAAACTTAACTGCAGACGCAAAGGCTGATGGTTATACTGTAGACACTCCTTCTGGGGTTAGGTCTGCCACAAAAGATGGTTACCAATACAGTCTTCTGCCTGGCGCTAGCGACAAAGGATTTGATAATGTTTCTAAAACCAGAAGCTGGAACCCTTTTAGCTGGGGAGGTTCTGGAGCTGGAGCCAGCATAAATGAAAGGCAATTTCAATTTAATGATTTTCAGGCTTCTCCGAATTATGGCGTTCCCCCCGACCCGTTCGGCTATAAGGACCCTAGGCTTGCGTATTTTGGTGGAAAAATAGGTAACTACGCAAATGGCGGACCTATTTCTGGGAAATCTGGAATCGATCAAATTCCTGCGATGCTTAGCGAGGGCGAGTATGTCGTTAAAGCTAGTAGTGCGAGACAGATTGGTAGGCCAATGCTTGACCAAATAAATGCAGGAAAGTTTTATGATGGAGGGCAAGTATCTACTTTAAGCCAGAACTCGGAATCTTCCGTATCTGAGGGTAATACAAATAATATAAATATTTCCGTAAATATAGAAAATGGAACAGTAAAAGAATCTAATGAAAACTCAAAGGATCAGGATTCGAAAAATCAGGATTCTAGTAGTGAGTCTAAGATCGCCCAAAAAATTAAACAACAAGTAGTTGCTGTAATAATAGAAGAACAAAGGATTGGGGGTCTTTTAAACAAGTCTAAATGAGTTTCTCTAATTACCAACAAACCGTAATAATAAACGGAATATCTTTATCTGGGGTTCAAGATGTTAACGGAAGTTATGGAATCAATGAAAAGCCTGTTCGTGTTGCAGGGGCTGGATTTGTTGACGCTTTAATAGATTCTCCGCTAGAAGGAAACTTTTCGATTTCAAGAAAAATGGTAAGCCGGGACCCTCTTCTCTCTTCCAATGTTATTGGCTCCTACGATTTTGATGAAGAAGAAATTAGCGGGGCTATACTTTATGATGAAGCTAGCAAGGGGTTCGGGTTTACTAAAGGTAGGGTTTCCAGGTATTCTGTTTCTTGTTCTGTTGGAGATATTCCGTCTATCGAGACCGATATTATTGTGTTTGGGTCGTTGGGAAAAAATGTTCTATCTGAAACTCGTTTCGAAATTAATGAGTCTTTTGCAAATTATCCATTTGGGGGCGATGATGTCTATTTCTTGGATTCTAATGGAAATCTTCTTGATGGTTCAAATTCAGAGAATTTAAAAACTAAATGGGATGGCGGATCTTTAGTCGTCAGTCAAAGTGATTATAATTCTCTACCTTCTAACTCTCGCATATTCGACGATGGTGATGTTTTGGGTTTGGGCAGAAACGCATTCTCTTCGCAAGTTTCCTATGAGGGAGCTATAAACAAAGAGCATCCACCAATACAATTTTGCGATCAATCTAGTATTAAGGTCAGTGTTAGTGATTTTGAAATAGATGCTGTCAGTGATTTTAGTTTTAGCAGGACAATAAACTTATCACCGATTTATGCAATACATCAAGGAAACGACCAAGAGTGGGATGAGGGCAAACTTAGTTTTCCTAACCTAGAGCCTGTTCAGATAGATACTCAATATCCGATTGAGACAGATATAAATTTCACGATGATCGTTCAGTCTTATCAAATAAGAGAAATTAGGGAAAGAATACAGTCTGCCCCAAAAAGCGATGTATCTATTCAAATAAGGGATTCAAAGACCGATCAAATAATCAACTCTCTGGTCGGAAGAAACGTAAGACTTACAAGTGAATCTCTCACTTCGAATACAGAGCAGGAGATGTCCATATCTTTAACCTATAAAGGTTATGAAACCTCTCACAATCCCGTAATATGAGTAATCCGTTTTTAAGGTTCGAAGATGGAAAAATTTCCTTAGGAGGTAAAGACTTATTGGTTTCATCTGCGAACCTTTCTATTTCTCCATCTTTTCAGGTAGAGAGGGTTTACGGGGATTATGATCCCGACCTGGTTGGAGCTAAGACAGAATTTATTAATTTCGCCCCAATGACCGGACTTAATGGAAAATTGGATATTTCGTTTTACATCTCCGCCGAATCTTTTAATCGAGAAGGAGGTATTAATTCTATCGAAAGACTGTTTGAAATAAAAGGCGGAATGTCTGAGGATCCTATACATTCAAATGTTGTTGGTAGATATTCTTTCGACAATATGTATTTAACTTCTTTTAGTTTTGAGCTTCAACCTTTTAAAATTGTTAAGGCTAGCGCTTCGTATATTATATATGGTTCAATCAGAAAGAATCCTAGCCGAAGATTTGTTCAGTTGGGAGCTAATTTTGCTCATGGGTTAAAATCTTTCGGGCAAATAAAAATTGGAGGCGCTGCAGTTAACCCTTCTTCCTCTGAGAAGTTTGAAATTAATAGTTTGAATTATAAAATAATCGTGGATAGAAAGCTACATACTAAGATAAGAGAATCTGAAAATACGAGTATTAATACTTTTCCCGACGGGGTCTTGCCTTATAGAGTTTCAGTTGAAAGCATCGAGTCTGAAATGAATGTGCAATGTAATGATATTGTCTCAAGCTTGAATTCTTACGGAGATCAGCAGCTGGGGAGCTCTCCCGAAGGGCTGCAAGATTCTGAAATTTGCGCCTTTTTGTACTCTGCAAAAGGGGAGAGGGTCGCTAAATTTTCCTCAAGGGGTAAGATTCAGTCAGAGTCTATTTCTATAACTGAAGGATCAAACGCTTCTTGCAATATATATATTAAGGAAATTATAAAGTAATGAGTAATAATCCTGAAGATGGAAATTATTTTCTAGCTAACATATCTAATTATAGCGGGGTTTTTGACCCTTCTCTTGGTTATAAAAAGTTTGATTTTGTTTATGATCAGAATGACGGGCTTTATTATTACGCAAAAAAAGATATTTCTTTTGGTGGTAATGTTCAAGTTTCGGGTGATTATAGATTTGATTTAGTTCCCGATGGCCCCATAATAGATAATAGACAATCGTATTACATTTATGATAAATGGAATCAATTAGGGTTGCTAAACCAAGGCTTTAGTGCTGGGCAAGAAATAAGTATACAGGGTTCTATGCAGGGTTCAAACGGAAACTTTGAGGTTTTAGAGGTTGAAGAGAGCGTGGATGCTTATTTTTCTTCAGAAGCTCAAAACACCATTATCTCTGCGTTAGATCTCACTGAACTTGCTGGAGGTTGGTACAGGTCTTCGTGGTTTTTTATTCCTAATAAGGGAGAAGTTTCTGAACTCGACAAGTCTCTTAACTATCTAATAGAAGGTAGTAATTGGATTTATAATACACTACTCGGTTGGCTTTTTATTAATCTTGATAATTCTTACGGAAAAAACTTTTGGTTTTACATGCCACAATTTTCTAACTCTAGGAGTGAGGGTGACGGTGTTTGGTTGTGGGCTGATATTCAAACTATCGGCTCTTCAATTTCAAGCTCAAACTCTTTTATTTATCTAGGACCTTCTAATCAAGTTAACGACTACTTGAGTTATGTGGTAAATTCTCCAGAGCTTAATGAATATTACTCTCTTGGTAAAAGTTGGGATTATCAGGATGGCCTGGGCTCTCTTCCGTCAGATAGAAAAAGTAAAGAGGAATTTGGACTAAGTCATTGGGTTTTTAAAGGAGAAAAAGAAGGTTATTCTATGCCAACAAAACAGCTCATGGGTGCAGAAAGTTGGGTTTCTTGTTCCGAGTCTCACTCAGACTTATATTCTGTTTATTTTTATAATTACTCTGATAATACTTGGTTTGGCAAATCAACGTCTTCTCTGGCCATCTCTCAAGTTTCGAGCTCTCAGGTTCAAATATCTCCAGAGTCTTCTACTCCTTCGAGTTTTGTGCCTAATAGGTTGACCGATGGGGTATCTTCTAGGTTGATCGTTAGAGGTGTAAATGAGAATTCTAAGATCTCTGCAATTGAGGAAGCTGGCGGAAATAATATTATTCTTACCTCTGTCAATCATTTGCCCAGTTCTAGTCAAGATGCTTGGGCGTCCGACAGATTCTTTTTTGATGCAGATTATGGGTCTAATGTAAATTTCAAAGCCAATGTAAGTAAAAATGAATTCGGCAATGGATATTATTCTGTTCAACCAAAAGGAATAAATTGTTTGGACTTTGAGGTTAATTTAGATTTTAAAAATAGGACTAATAGGGAGGCTAATGCAATCATTCATTTTTTAGAATCCCATCAAGGCCAACTAGAAAAAGATTCTTCCTCTTCTTTTTTGCAGTATAATCAGGGAATATCCGGATTCAATTGGGACGGATCTTCCACCTTTCACCCATACGACTCCCTGGATAATCAATCTAAGACTTTTTACTGTTCAGAGTTTTCTCATAGTTTAAATTTTGAGAATAGCAATGATATCTCTGTTAAGTTGAGAAATTTTAATACTTCTATATTGAATAAGTCTGAATCATTGTTTGTTAATAGAGCTGATGATTATAGTGAAAGCTCTTATTATTCTAAAAATGATGTGGTTTTTTATCCAGATAATCATCAGTATTATTATTTTCATAGCGGAAGCCAGCATCAGGAGACTCTAGCTGGGCCTCCCGCTTTGATGCATGATGAGTGGACTAAACAAAGCGGGTATTGCTCAGAGATAAACAAAGAAGCGTGGACTAGGGAGTTTTTCTGGAAACCTTCTGTCGGGCTAACTGTGTCCCAGAAACCCAAAGTTTTAGAAGTAAATTTGAACGATTCGTATTCGCAGATTTATAAAAACGGAATTAATGCTAATCTATTAAATTTAAATCTGAATTTTAATAATAGAGATGACGCAGAGTGTTATTCTATTCTTCATTTTTTGGAACAACATTACGGATCTGTACCTTTTATATTTTACCCTCCTGCTCCCTACGAAACAGAAAAGGCTTTTATATGTAGAGATTGGTCTCACGTTTATAATTTTAAAAATAATCATAGTATATCTGTTCTATTCGAGGAGTTTCCTTTAAAGCTATCGAGTGAGGATTTAATTAACCAAACACCTCCCGCAATAAAAACTAAAGGAGAAATAATTGCTCCTTCTTTTTTAGAGTTTTCTGAAGAGAATGAAGAGTTCTCTTGGGATTCCGTGTTAAAGAAAAGGTTTTATATAAAAAATGTTGGCGGAACTGATGTAGATATATCAAGCTTGCGCATTTCTTCAGAAAGATATTTTAGAATTTTAGGAAAAAGGTCCTTAGGCGAAACGTATTGCACTGAGGGGCTTGATAGAAAAAGTTTGGTTTTCGACGAGAGCTTTGTTACAGCGCGATCTATATATTTAGATATTTTAGAGCAAGATGCTCCCGAGAGTTTTATTCAAATATATTCTGAAGATTTAAAATATTGGAGCGTTGGCGATTTTATTGGGGTACTAATGAATGACGATTTATTTCTTTATTCCGCTCCTTCCGTTAAAAAAATAAAAATTTTATATAAAGATTTATTGGGCAGGGATGCAGATTCGCAGGGCTTAGATTACTATATAAATGAGAGTGATAATTTAAGTATTGTTGAGTCAATAATGGATTCTAGTGAGTTTTGCGAAGCTTTTCTTTTGCCTAAAACTTCTGAGCGGCCAGGAACCGTACTGCAAGTACCTTTGGATAAGCTATTAGATCTTAATCTTCAGGGTAGGACGATAAAACTTAAATCTTATGATGATGGAGTTCAGGGTTTTGAGACTTTCGATGATGGCCCTTTTGCTAGATTTATTCAGTACCCGGATGGAAAAATAAAAGATGAGGGATCTGGCACATTTTATGATTATTCGTATTTCATTAATAGCTCTATGTTTGAGCAATATGGAACTTCTGTCGTTCCTGCTTATTCTGAGGTATATATAGACATAGTATATCAAAATAAATATGGCGAGATTCCGGCATTTTTTTTAGAAGATAATTTAGGGGAGAGAATAGAGTGGAATAATTATGATGGAAGCCTGGGAGGAGGTTTAAAGATTTCAAATGGAAGCGAGTGGCTCGACTCCGAACTTACAATTCAAGCTGATTCTAAGGCAATAAAGTCAGAGCTTCGAGCTTGGGTAACGTCTTCAGATAAAGAGCGCAAAGAAGTTATTGAGGAGGAGAATGAAGCCTGGAAAAAAGCCGAATGCATAACTTTTCCTTTAAGCCTGAGATTTATGGACGCAGATAACAGTCGTTTAGAAAAATTTGGTGACATGTTTTTTCAATCACTTAGTCATGGGGACCCAGTCCGACCTAGAACCGAAAACTCTGAGGGAACTTTATTTAAAGATGCGGTTAATTGTAGGGCTGATTGGGCTTTGCTTGACTCTTCTGACTTTGTTCATTATTTAGGTTTATGGGTTCCTTATGAATTTAAAACTTTTTCAATACAGAATGGGGGGGTTTTATTGCCAAGGCCTTTTTCTCCAACTTCTGTTCTAAGTTCTACCGGTGAACTAAAAATTAACTCCTCTATTTCTTTGGACGTCGCTAATTCTGATATTCATACATTGATAAGTATTGAGCCTATCGATTCATCTGAATTACCATTAGGGTATTCCAGCGGTTGGAGTCAAAAGGGAATTATGAAAATTCATTCTTCAAAAGCTAACACTTTCGAAGATAATTTACCTTTGCCGGTTAGTGTTTCATACTCTTGTTTTTCTGAAGCTTCTTGCTTTATTGAGGATAATGCGGGATTGGGTAATATACAGTTTTCTATAGAACCTGTAGTTTATAAATATGGAATGTTGTATGACAGCGAGCTTGAAAGTTATTATGTAGAGAATAAAGATGGAGATTCGCTAGGAACAAACCTAGATCTTAATTCGGCTTACAGTCTGCTACTGAGGTCAAAAACATCTCTCGATGCTTATAAGAAGATGGTTGATTACTGGAGCAGGATTTCATGCAGAATTTGGAGGCACTTGACTAGAACTGATGCTCAGGATGAATTGCTCAAGCAAGCTTATTCAAATCAGGGGCTTGAGCAACTTTGGGTTGCAGGAAGCTTTATTCGACAATCTTCTCCGCTTCCATATTTAAAAAACTCTCCTGGGTTTAATTTTGATATAAATTTTATGTGCCCAGATATAGATCCTAGGTTTAAAGAAGGGCTTGAAGAAGCTATACTTTCTTGGCAGAATATTATTCAAGATGATTGTTCTATAAGTGTGGACATAGTTGAGAGCTCTCATGGCAGAGTACCTGGAGAATTTGGGTTTGATCCAAATTCTTCAACAATAGCTTATGTCGCATCGAGTCAGTTAAGTTTTATAGAAAAAGGCATGAGGGTCTGGGGAAAAGATTACCCTCTTCGCGCAAGCGCTGTTTTTGGGTATAACCCTGAGATTATGTCTTCTGATGAATCTCTTAATTTAAATAGCTTGGGATCAAGTTTTGCTAAAGAGGTATCATCTCATGAACTTGGGCACGTTTTTGGGTTGACTATGTTTCATAAAGTGGGGTTTTTTATGCCCGCAAGCCAAGAGAAGCTTAATGAGATAATACCTAACCAAATCATAAGGCCTTTTGGCGGAGATTTTGTTTTCTTTACTAATTCGAATGGAGATACTTTAAGCGAAGATGAAAATCTGAAGACGGTATGGGACAACGTACTTGGACCTTGGGAAACAGAGCCTGTGTTTATAGACCAGGCGCAATACGATTCTCTGTCCGACGAATCTTTTTTAAGTTCTGACAATAAAACATTATCTTTGGGCAAAGACGCCTTTAGTGAAAGACATAACATAACCTCTTTATGGAGAGATGAGAGTCAGCAACTCATGACTCATTCTTATGAAAATGAAGATTTTGGATGGCAATATGTCGCAGCTAAAGGGGTTGAAAAATATCAAGAGTTAATTGCTCATAATGGATACGATGATCCGGATAATTATTTTTATGAAAGCGCGCCTCTTAATCAAAGGAATAGTACCAATTCTACAGAAATACTACCGGACCTGCACTTTTCTGAGTTTCCAAAAAAGCAAAAAAATGGCATTAAATGGCAACCAGCTTTTCCAGCCGCCCTTATGACCCCTTTTATCGACTTAAATAAGGGCATGACTCAATCAAGATTTACTTTAGGATGTATAGAGGATTTAGGTTATACTGTTGATTATACTTTTGCATGTTCTAATGACCACCCTAGCTTAAAAATAGATGCTGGAGATAACGATTAATATATTATGACACAGGAATCAAGTTCAAACTTAAATAAGCAGTTAAATTCTTTAACTCCCGATACTCTTCTTGAGTTTTTTGAGATAGATTTTAGCACTCTCCAAGCAAACTTTGATCAGTTTAAATTGGATTATGGAATAACTTTTGGCGCTGACCCTATTTATAGGTTTTGCCCCATGATAAATGGAACAAACCCTATTATCTGGCAGGGAGTCTCCTTTCAGCCTTTGCCTATAAAGATAGAAGGTTTTGAGCATAAGTCTGAAGGAGGTTTGCCTAGGCCAATATTAACCCTTGCAAATCCTGATGGAATATTCTCTAGAATAGTTTATTCTAATCAAGATTTTACTAATTGTAAGGTAACCAGAAAGCGAACTTTTGCTAAATTTCTTGACTTGGATAATTTCCAAAACAGGAATCAGGAGGGTGGTACCAATAGCCTTTTTGCTCTCGAAGATAAAGAAGCTCATTTTGATGATGATATATATTATGTAAATAGGAAGGTTTCCGAGAATAAAAAAAGCATATCTTTTGAGTTAATTTCTCCACTGGAAATGGACAATGCTAAGATTCCTGCAAGAAAAATAATTTCTAATTTTTGTCCATGGACTTATAGGTGTTCTGTGGGTTGCAAGTACAGTGGTTTGCCTATAGAGAGTATTGAGGGGGTTGATCTTACTGAAAATTTTTTAAGCAAAAAGAACCAAGGGTTGTTCTCTAATTCTTCTTCAATCAATGAAGCATTACTTGATAAAGATTTAGGTAAAGTCAGGGTAGATCGATATCCAGAAATGCTTAAGTCTGTGCCTGAGTGGAGCCCTTTTGGTCATCAATTTTCTGAAGAATCTAAAAAGTTTTTAGAAGGTTCTGAAGGGGAAATATTCAGTTATAAATTGGGAGATTTGGTAAAAATAGTTAATTCTTCGTCTTCTAATCCTTACGTTCAAGCGCCGCAAGTTTTTGTGTGTACGAAAACTCATACATCTCCGGCTGAATTTCATCCCTATTTAAGCAAGAGTTATTGGGCTAAGGATGAATGCTCTAAGACTATAAGCGCATGCAAAAAAAGATTTCCCCCTCGAGGTTCTGTAGAAGAAAAAAAATACGCAACTAGAGGTAATATTTTTGTAAGAAAAGAGGGCACCATTCCTCAAGACCTTAGGTTTGGGGGTTTTCCTGGAACTGAGGAATATCCTTTTGAATAATCCCTTCCAAGAATTATTGTTATGCAAGATTAAAAAATATGCGAGAAAAAATAGTGGGGAAGAGTCCTGCGGCGTTATAGTTCGGGATCTTGCGGGTTTCAAGTTCTTTCCTTGCGAGAATTTAAGCCTAAAAAAAGATTCTCATTTTTTTATAGACCCTTATATTCTAGTTGAAAATAATGTAGCGTGCATTTATCATTCTCATGTGAGCCAATCTTCTGAGCCTTCTACTCTTGATAAAAAAACTTCCAATGAATTATGTATTCCTTATTTAATATATAGTTTAAAAGATGATGACTTTTATTTTTATAATTGTGTACATTAAGTATAAGGCAATAAGGTGAAAAAGGTATATTTACATGGCAAGATGGGGGAGAAATTTGGCTCGGAGTGGCATTTTAATGTTAAGACGATTCCTGAGGCTTTAAGGGCTATAGATTGCAATTGCGAGGGCTTCCTTGATTATTTCCAAAAAAAAATAAATGAGGGGAATAAATATTTTATTTTCAAAAAAGATTATAGAAATATAAAGAGCAAGAAAGACTTCGAGGATAGTCTTGTACTTAATAAGGACGAGGCCTTGTTGGAAATAGAGTCGGAAGAGATTCATTTGGTTCCGTCTGTTCAGGGAAGTATTCCGGGTTTGGGCGCAGCTATCGCGTCTTGGGCCGCTTCGTTTTTTACTGTAAGTACTCTTATTAATATTGTAGTTATGACCGCCATAAGTTATGGCATCGCTATGCTTACAAAGCCCCCTGACGAGGAGGAGGTCGATGTTAAAACTATAACCTCTAAATCTTATGTTATGAATGGAGCTTCTAACAGGGCTGCCCAAGGAATTCCTGTTCCGATTGGTTATGGAAGATTGATGGTCGGTTCTGTTAATATAGGGCTTGAGCGAGTGATTAAAAAATCTTCTTTTTTGCGATCCGAAAGTGATCAAGTTTTACAATCTTTTTCTACTACTAGGTTTTTGGAATTAATCTGTGAAGGCCCTATAGAGGGGTTTGTCGATCAAAAGGGAGTTAAGTTAGCTCAAGAAGATTGGGAAAAAGCCGTTTTTTTAAATGAGGTTCCTGTGAGAAATGAAGATGGAACATATAATTATATATTATCTGAAGAAAAGAATCAATCTGTAGTAGTGGATCAAATCGCAGACGTAACCCCAAGTATATCTATTTCTACCGGAGATGAGGATAACTTTTCTCGATCCACTTCTTTTTCTGATGGGATAAATTATATCAAGGAATATAATAAGGTTATGTATGGGCCATCTCCTTATACAATAAAGAATGAGGCTTTTGTCGTTGAAGGTGAGGATTCAGGCCTACAGGAAATAGAAAAAGCTAAAAAATACGGAGCTAAGATATTTTCTCATTTTGTTTCTAACGTTAGTGTTGGGCAGTGTATTTTTTCTTTTGCCGCAAGATTATCAAAGAGCGATACACAGGGGAACACTTCCCCTGAAACTTGCAGGTTTGCTATTCTAGTTCAGAGATTTGATGGAGAATTTAATATCCTAGATAAACAATCTGGGTGCCGCGTCAAAATCTCAGATGACTTTAGGGTGGATCGCGGAGGAATTGGTATTTACGAAGATGAGAGCGCGAATATCGAAAAGTGGGAGTTTGGATATAAGTTTTACTGGGAGAAGCTTAAAGATGAGGAAATGCAAGGCGAGAATCTTGTGATGTTTCCGATGTTTAGACCTAAAAATATTGACGAGGCTGTCGAGTCTTTTCGCACAGAGCCTCATTTTGCTGAAAGAGCCAAAGGCTTTGAAGATTTTGTAGATAGGAATGAACAAGCTTATTCTTCGTATAAAGAAAAAATAAAGAGTTTGGGTATTTTTTGCGTAAACGGGATCGCTACGGAAAGTTTTGAATTTCAAATAAGTTGCGATTTTGATTTTAATTTTGGAACTTCAGAGATTAATGAAGGCATAACGTTTAAAATTATTAAATTAAGCCCTGAATACGATCCGTCTATCTCTGGAGATGCAGATATAGCCGGAATGAGAAAGGTTCGTTCAATATCTTTCGTAAGCGCTCAGGAGAAGGTTGACTGTTCCTTAAGGTATCCTCATAGTGCAATTTGCTCTGTGGAATTTGACAGTAGGAATTTTGAGAATACTCCTAGTAGGGCTTACCATTTAAAGCTTAAGAAAGTTCTTATTCCTTCTAATTATGATCCAATATTAAGGAAGTATATAGACGATAAAGGAAATAAAACTCCATGGGACGGATTGTTTAAGGGGCAACAGCCTTCTGTCGAATCCCTCAATTCAATTAGCGATTTTTACAAATACTGGACAGATAATCCGGCTTTTATTTTGTTTGATTTGATACAAAATCCAAGGTTTGGTGTTTCTAGGTATGGCCTTGAAGAAGGTTCTATAGATAAGTGGCAAATTTATAAAATAGCAAAATACTGTGATGAGTTGGTGAGTACTGGTTATATTGTGGAGACAAAAACTCAGATCCTTAGGTCTTTTTTTACAAGTGGAATTATTAAGTTTGATAAATACTCTGACATTCTGGATGGAAATTATGGTTATATGGAAATTTCTGTAGATGATAATTTTTTCTATAATTCTGGCGATAATAGAGTGCTATTGCAGTCGAAAAAAGTAGGTAGAAGTGATTATTCTCCTCTTGGACTAAATAGGGATGACCCTTGTACTTCTGCAAGTCTTGAGGTGATTTTTGATGAAGTTTTGGGTAGAGAGCCTACTAGTGAAGAGGCTTCTATTTATGAAGATTTTTCTATTGGTCGTGTTTGTGATTCTGTAGTTTTTAAATTGAATGAGCAGAGCCCTCAGTCGGTATTTTTTGACAACGATTTTAAAAAAGAGTTCGGGAGTGGATCTCAGTTCGCTGGCAAAAAAATAGCATTCTTCTCTTCGGATCATGACTTAAGTAGTTTTTCTCCAGATGTAAAGCTTAAGATACAAAAGGATTCGTGCCTTAAGAATGGAGGGTTTAGTATAGAAGAAAGGGTGCTTTTAGACGCTGACCCTGTTTCTAGAAAAATATATGTCTCCGGACCAAGTTTTAAAGAAGACTTTAAACCTGTTTTGAATCCTTGGGGAGACGAATTGTATTTAGGGGGCTGCGCTTGCCAGGTGAATCACCCGCTTGTTGAGCCTAGGTTTTCTTCTAATTTTTATATAACTGATCAAACTGATGCGTTGTCTGCCTTAAATCACGTTTGCTCTATTTTTAGAGGGATCCCAAGTTATTATTCAGGGAAAATAAGCTCCAACCATGACTTTCCAAAAAAAACAAGGATGCTTTTTACTAATTCTAATATACATTCTGACGGCTTTTCGTATTCAGGAAGTCATAAAGCTCAAAAGTACACCAGTTCGCTTGTCAGGTTTAATAATAAAGAGAAAAATTTTGCACCAGATGTAATTGTTGAAGAGGATTCAAAAGCTCTTCAAAGAATAGGGTTTCAGCAAAAAGAAACTATTGGATTCGGGATTACTTCTGAGTCTCAAGCTAGAAGGCTTGCTAGATGGACTCTTCATACTGCTAATTCGGAGGTTGATGCAGTGTCATTTAAAACGTCGCTCCCCGCAAACTTATTACATCCCGGTTCTATTTTTGAAGTGTCTGACGAAATGAGGGTGGGCAAAGGTCGAAGCGGGAGAATTTCTGAGATAATTATGACTAGAAATTATGATTTACTGAATGAAGAAAATGAGCCTGCTCTTATTGAAGACCCCTATATTTTGCTTGACAAGTTCGTAAGTCAGGGCCCTAGCCCTTCAAGGGTTGAGCTGTCTGTATCTGTGGGCACAAGCAGCGGGTCGTTTTACTCAATAAGTGACAGATCGTTAGAGGAAAAAACTGTGGACGATCAAGACGTTGAAATTAATAATGTACAGTCTTCTCAGATACTTAGGTTTGACTGTTCCGTTGGTAGCTTGGGCGAAGCTAGCGGAAAGTCTTTGGGTGCTGATCGACCTTCTATACTCGAAGATTTTTTGTTAAAAATAAGTTTAGAGGTTGATGTTAAAAATAATACTTTTAAGGCTTATAAGCATGGATTTATATCTGGGTCGAGAGTTCGATTTTTATCTAGTGGAATTTTGCCTGCTGGGTTGGATGTTCATCGAGTTAATGATCGTTCCTACTTTATTGTTAATGAGACTGACCATACTTTTCAAGTATCTAAAACGAATAACGGCGAGCCTGTTTTTATCTATAACGAGGGGTTTGATACTTTTTTGCAAAGAGGGGGCTCTCATTTTGTTTGCCCTGAAAACTTAAACGGGAAAACGTCCGCTGCAACTTTAGAATATTTAGGGCAAATACAAAAGGGTGCAAATTTTTCTATAAGCGGTAGGGTGAATTCTGAAATTAGTAACGTTGGTACTACTTCATTAAACTCTTCTGAGCTTTCTAGTATAGGGGTATTCAATACTAGTTTTGCTAATTTTTTGTCGTGGCAATATTCTACTATACTTGGGCAAATATACATTTCTTCGAAAGAATGGGTTCTTTCGGCTGATTTTGGGTGGGTTTATATTAGTTATATTATTGATTCTCCGGCGGGCGATAGGTGGATATTTATCGAAGGTATGGGATGGACGCTTATAGATGCCGCGCAGAATTATTGGTGGATACCTTATTACCACGAACATCAGACTATTAGTCCTTGGGTTTTTAAATCTGAAAAAAATGAACTTTTTATTCGAGACTCTGGTTGGGCTAGTAAGAAAAAAACTGATTATGTTTATATAGGTGGATATTCTCATAATCCTTATGGTAAAAAATTTTTAATAACTTATGTCTCCGAGAGCTCTTTGGGTTATTGGGTTAAGCAGCCAAGTGCCGAGTTAACTGAAGAAGCTTCTCCCGAACCCCCTTCTTCGCCGGAATCTGTAGATATAAGTGGGCCCCATCAGGGCAGTTCTTCGTTGGATCATATTTACTACATAGACAGTTTAAGTTCAGAACAGGGAAGTGAAGCTATAGGAGTTAAGCTTTTAAACTCTCAGCCTTTAGCCTCAAAAATTAATCCTAGTGTAATAATCGAGGGACTTGAAAGCGAAAGTCATAATTTTAACGCCTTAATTAATAAAAAATGGGAAGCAGTTTATATTGACGATCTTAATCTTGAGCTTATAGGTTCAAATCTAGAGGCCGCTGATTTTCTGCAAGATTCTTATCAAATTAATGATTACGGGAAAGTGAAATACGAGAGTGTCGCTTTCTCTATTTTTCTAAATTTTTTAGAAAAAAAGCTGTATAGAACTTTGTCGGTAAAAGAGTTACCTGATGGAGAATTTGAGGTTTCTGGCATGGAATATAATTTTCAAAAATTTAAATCTGTTGATGAAAATGAATCTTTAAGGACTCCTTATTTTCCTATACCGCCCCAGGCAGATATGAGCGTTCCTGACTCTCCTTCTGATTTGGAACTTGAAGATAATACTTATAGGGGTGTATTTAAGTAAAATGGCTACAACAATATTAGGATTAAAGTTTAAGATTAATGACCTTTCTGCTAGGTATGAAGTTATTGGGACGTCTGACAATTATTCTTTTTCTTATGATCTTGGTAAGGGCGAGGACCTAGTTGAGAGCTCTGTCGATAATCAATACACTAAGTCTATAGATCTTCTAGGTAATTATGGCATTTTTAATGTGAGGGTTTTTGCCGAAACTTCTTTGGGTATAAGGTCACAATTTATTGAAGACACTGTAGTTATCTCTCCTCCAAGTTTTGGTGGAACTTATACGTTTTCTAAAATTCAGATGTCTTCACTTGGTAAAGATTTTGATCCGTTTATAAATAAAGCCGCTAGTCAGCAGGATAATTTATTAAACTGTTCTTCTGTGTTTGCCGGTAGGCATGTAAATATAAAATGGGAGGTATCTCCTCCTCCAGGCCACCCTTTGGAGGGACAATCTATTTCTTCAGAATTAATGTCCGATCCTTTTTTTGATCACTTTGAGTTGAGTCTGAAAAGTGGAAACCCTGGCCTAGATATCTCCAGTTTAAGCTCTTCAGAGCCTTTGATGAATACTCTTAAAACTGAAGAGGTTAATGAAGCGCTCTCTAATTATCGAGAGAATTTTTTAAATATAGATAATTATATTTTTGAGGATTTAGATTTAGCTAGAAATTTAGACCTTCAAATTGTGTGCGTAGATTCTCTTGGTGATACGTGCACAGGTTTGATTAGCGGGTTTAATCCTGCTCCTGTTTTGAGTAGTTTTTCTAATTCCACTTCTTCATCTAAGACTTCTTTTTCTTGGAGCTCTGAAGATTTTGACTTTAGGAATGTTCAGGTTTCTTACCTTGCTGTGCCTCATGGGTATTCTATATATGATGACCAGGATCTTCAGAATAGTATACTTCATTTAGAGTCATTAAGTGCAGCAAAAGAATATATAGCTTTACCGGATTTTAGTTATCAGGTTGGAGATCTTGCGCTATATTCTGATGATAATGTATATAGAGCTACTCAAGATCATATAGTTAACTCTTTGAACGGCCCTGGAGATTTAAATTTTTGGGAGGAAGTTGGGCCCAAGGTTAATTTTCATTCTGATACAGAAACTGTTAATTTGAACTTTTTTGAGAATGTCCAGTTGTGGGGATTCAATTATTACTATTCTTTATTACCTTTTGATGAGTTTGGGGCTGGAGATGTTTTTAATGTTACCAGTGAAGGTTTAAGTAGGAAGGGTGAGGGTGGCGAACTTAGGAGTTTTAATACGTCTGTTGCGATTGGCGATTTAAATTTTAGGGAGCGAGGCGATGATCTAGTTTTTTCTTGGGGTTTTTTTGATGAAAAAGGTAATAAGTTGGACCTTACTGATTATAGGGTTAAATCTGATAGCATTGATGCAAGTGAGCAGCTGTTTGTTCAGGCTTACATTTTTGATGTAGACACTCTTGATGTTGTTTACGATATTGACCCCCTAGATCCCTCTATCTTTGATTATTTTGAATACAATAGAGATTTAAACAATTCAATATATCTTCAGGGAGGTTTTCCTCCTTACGCTCAAGAGTTCGATCCTGATCAAGTTTATTCTCCTGATGGATCCAATAATTGCGCTTTTATTGAGGGGCAGTATAAAATTTTTAAGTCTGTAGCTCAGAACAGCTTTACTTCTCCTTATGTTCGTCCTTACTATAAGGATTGGGTTAGCGAGAATAATTATTATTCTGTTTCTGATGAAAATATTGTAAAATACGATGGGGCTTTATATAAAGTTATACAAGACATTGGGCCTCTCGCTCCATCTGTGGTTGGTTTTTTTAATGAAGAGTTCCTGTCTGAGAATTCTGAATATTATTCTATAGGAGATTTGGTTTTTGCTCCTGATATTGATATTGAAATTTTTAACCCTTCTTTATCTTTTAATGTTGGGGGGTTGGTTTTTTATAGAGGGTCTGTTTACAGATGCCTTTCTTCTCAGTCTAAAGGTAACGCAATTTATCCGAATTTAGATTCTGAATTTTGGCGTAAAGAAAATCCGGTTGAAGATTTTTCATGCTCTGTCTTTAAACTAATATACGATTCTTCGATCGAGCCAATGGGGGTAAGTCCGGCTTCAGTTAACTCGGGTTGGGAAAGGGTTACTCCAAATAATAACTCTGATTATTTTTCTTTATTTGCTGGACCTTTCAATTATAATGTCGTAGAGTGGAGCGAAGATTATGATTTTTATGAGGGAGACTTTACTGTTTATGGAAATGATATTTGGATATGTCTCGCGCCAAATAGGTCGCAGCGACCCCCTGAATATTCTAGCTCCTGGAGCAATCAAATTTTCTCGTCAGATTCAAATTCATTTCAAGATATAGTTGCTGATTATAAGTTTGAGGATATTGTATTCCATAACGATCAGGTTTATAAGTGCTTATCTGATAACCCTACTGGCGCACCTATATCTGCTATCAGCGAGCCTAATAGGAGTTCATTAAGTAATTATTTAGATTCTCAGTGGATTCCTTTTTGGGAAGAGGATCTAAGTGACTATGGTAACGTATTTGGTCATGTAGGCATCCCCGAAAGCGGAAAAAGAGATATAGGCATAGATGTTTCTTTGGTCAATCTCAATGGCGACATATTAGACTCTTCGCGAATTATTGCAACTAATCCTCCTCCAAGAATATTACCGCAAGGCTTTAGTGTTGACAGTACAAGTATGGCTTCTAGGGTTAGATTTAATTTTAATTACGATCAGGGATTTCAAGAAAAAACAACGAAAGTCAATTTGTATAGATCTAGCTTTCCGGATTTCGATATAACCGGATCTGATAAATTTCCTCTTGAGCATATTGGCGCAGATTCTACATTCGTAAAGTCTGTGTTGGGTGCTGGAGATGCTACGTTTGGCGATAATATTACTGAAATTTTTGACGATCCTCCTTTGTATGTAAACTCAGAAGGTATAGAGGAGGCTACTGGTTATTATTATAAAATTCTGCCTTTTGATGATTTTGGGTCCGGAGATTTGTTTGGAGTAAACCCTAGTAACGATGGAGGTCTTGATAAGATTATAGTTTACCCAAAAAACTTTCACAGTCAAAATCCAACAGATCCAATTGGAGAAATTCCCAAAGCATCCCAACCAAACCTGGGTCCAGATGGGGGTATAATTTTATACGAATCTATTCCTGGTCCAGCGCAAAACTTAACTGGAGATACTGCGTTTGTAAACTACTTCTTGAATTGGGATATGCCTACTTCAGAGAGGGATGAGAATGATAATTTTGTTAAGAGAGTGCCTAATGATATTGATTATTATGAAATCTGGGAATCTACAGGTAAATATATAAACTACAGTTTGGATGGAGGAGTTAGTTCAAGCTTTTTGAATCAAACTACTAATCTAAGTGGTTATAGAAGAATTATTGGAGATCTTGAAAGCTATGGAGATGTACCTTTACCAGCAATTGATATCGCAGAAAGTATAGTTGGTTCAAAAAATATATTTGATGTAGACGCTCGGTCACTGTCCTTAGAAACCACTTACAAGGGGGAAGTTAATGATAGAAGATATTTTTGGGTAAGACCTGTAGATTTTGCGGGAAATAAGGGACCTTTTACTGGAGCCAAAAATTTCGATGGAGAGTACGTTGAGGGTTTAGAGTTAACACTGGGACAAGCAAAAACTACAGATATTGCTGACTTTGAGCAAAATATAACAAAAACATTTCCTAATACGGTAGCTTTGGTTCCTAATAACCCTTTTAAAAATCAAGACCCCAATAGTTCGTCTATATCTTGGGAAAGTCATTATTTGTATAATAACGGAACTGGCTATTATATTTCTGCAGGTAGCACAGACGATAAATTTCTTTATTTTACGGGAAGTTCTTTAGAGTTAACTGAAGACCAAAAGAAGGAAGAATTAAAGCTGGGTCAAGCTGGAGGAGGAACTCTTGACGACTCTAAAAATAATCCCCTCAGGAATGTAGTCTTTACTGGAGATTACGATTCTGTAGATTATCATCCCGCTGGACAGGGGCAGGGTACCGACAATGAGCTTCCGGCAGTAGTAGATGATAGCGATTTTATAATAGCAAGAAATGTAAACGGCGTAGCCTCTCCAATGTGGCACGCATTTGCTAACGCATTGATTGGTAGTGCTCACATAGAAAATGCCGCTATTACAAATGCAAAAATTCATAACTTAACTGCAGACAAAATTAGAAGTGCAGAAATAAAAGGTCAAGATATTCAGGTGGGTCTTGATGGAGGTAGCGGTCAAATTAGGAGCGCTGGCTTCGATGGTCTTGCTGATACTGGAAAAGGTTTTGTTGTTAGTGGAGACGGAAGCTTCGTTTTTGCGGCGGACGACGGAAGATTACACTTTGATGATGGCGAACTTGTATTAGAAGGAAAGCTTAAGCAAGTTGATGGTAAAGAATATACATTTATAGATTTAGATGCTTCGCCTGATTCTTTCTTTTATAGTGAATTGTCTGATGGAACATATGTTAGTGATGGAGCTCAAGCCTGTGAAATTAGGGCGTCTTTTCAAAATAGTTTTGTTCAAGGCAATCAAGTTAGATTTAGAGTCAGTAATCCTAATAATGGATATGAGTTTATTAAGTATAGCGACACAGGCTCTAATGGTGGATACGATATAAGCGGATTTAAATATGATCCAACCGATGGTGACTTTGT